TGTACTGCCTGCCTGGCGCTTGCAACCTCCTGCCGGTCTGCCTCCGTGTCTGCGGCATACTGCCTTGCCCCATCCTCTGCCGCCTCTGCGCCCGTTTGGGCCTGTCCTGCGGCTGTCTCTGATAACTTGGCTGCCTCTGCCGACAGGGCCGCTTCTGAGGCCGCCTGCTGCACCTGAGAGAGCATACCGGCTACTGCCTGTTTGTCCTGTGCCACGGTATCAGCGTTAATCTCTGCCTGATCTGCCAACCCCCGGACGGTTTCCAGATGTTTCCCCGCCTGTGTGGCCGCCTCCCTGGCCTCACCCGCGGAGGATACTGCCTCCTTTCCCGCGTCCTCTGCCCTCTTGGCGGCCTCATTGACGGCCTCGATGGCCTGACGGAAGATCTCCCCATCTTCTGGAGCCTCAAAAGCCTCTGGCATGGGTCTTGCCCTGACCTGCATCTTGATCCGCTTGATCGTTTCACCAGATACCTGATCTGCCAGGTACACCCACGCATAGATCTGATAGTCCTTAGAGTTTCCGGCTCCTTCTAACATACTGTCCGGGATCGGAACGGTTGTTATCCCGTCCTGCGTTACACCTACACGGGTCACAGCTTCGCCGCCGGTTTCCTGTAGTGCAAAGTGAATCTCAACCGCCGCCGGAAGATTTAGGCCCTGGATCCGCAGCTCCTGCCCGTAATCCCACTGCCACACGCCGTAAACCTGGGCGTAATCGTTATTCTCTGTAAATACTGCTGCAATCATCGGTTTCACCTCCCTGTTGCGACGTCGCACAACCTAAAAATGCATACAAAAAACCACCGGCCATTACTGACTGGTGGTTTTAAATGCGTCCTTCTTTTTTTAACTGTTCTATTTCTTCTGCTGTTAACTTAAATGCTTTTATCTGTTCTTCTCTCCACGCTTTTTCACGTTCTTCTAAGTCCTTATCGTAATCTGTTTTTGTCAATCAGACCACCTCCAATTCAATGGTATTCCCTTTCCTTGATAATACTCTATAAATACATTCCTTGTCAAGCAATAGCTCTCTTTGTTTTTCAAAATGACTTAGCTTTTCAATATATGCTGCGTTAGCTCCCTTTTTCACATAAATAACAATTCTATATTTTGCATTAAATGAACGATTCTCAATAACTGACGTACTAAAAAACTGCTTCGGTCTAAATAGGCCATTTTCTGCTATACCTGAAGATGGGTCTATATCCATTCCTCTATATGCAATAACATCATACTTTAGCCTATTTTTCTTCAGTCCTCTTGATATAGCTTCGGCATATTCTTGTAATTTCGCATTTTCTGGAGCATCTCCCCGGAGCATAGCATTTAATCTCTCAAAGAAACGATTCGGCTTTTTATCCCCAGAATTATATGTATACTTCTGGATTGCTCTCTTTTCCTTATCTGTTAGCTCTTGAATCCACCCTTCTGAATCTTTTCTTAATATCTGTACTACCTGTCCTGATGGTACAGCTTTAAAATTTGCAAGTGGCCTCTTTGAATCTACATATTCTCCACTGGTCATTCCGCCAGTCTTGAATCTGAGATTTTTCCATTTCCTTGCCTTTATTCCATATTTTTTCTGGTTTTCTTCATCCAACGAATGCTCTGCCAATCGCTCATACTTCTCTGCCTGTCGCTGTACATACTGCTGTTTCTGCTCTGTTTCGTATTCCTGTCCGATGGCTTTTAGCTCCTCTTTCGTCCATGTATCATCCGCCGTTGAAATTCCAGGAAAATAGGTTGTATGGCTGTCCTTACACCGGGGATGGTATAGACCGCAACTGATCGCATAGCTCATCAGAGGATACTTTTTCCCGGTTTCGGGATCCATGCCGTCCTCAGGGCCTCCGCTCCACACATCATCGATCAGGACTTTTCCGCAAAAGGGCAGACACTTAGGACAGGGATTTCCACGCTTATTGACAATTACCGTGGATATTCCCCATTCCTGCCGTTTCTCTCCCTCGCCTTGCAGGTATGCCCGCTTACTGGCCGTCCGGATCGCCATATCTGCATAATCTGCCAGCGTATGGCGGGCTCCATTGACATACTGCACACAGTTAAGGCCACGGGATAACATATCCTTCGTAGCCATATCCACAGCCTTTTCGTAGGTCCCTGCGCCTGTATTGGCATATACCTGAGCGTTATAGATCGCCTGCCTGTAATCATCCTCTGCCTTGCGCAGGATCGCAGTTTCGGCCTTCTCCATATCGTGAGTAGTGGCCTCGATCAAGGCTTCCAGCTTACGGTCATTCAGACGGAAGAACTCTCCTGCCATGCCCTTGCTGATCTTCTTGGTCGGAAACCCCTTTTTTATCGCCTCCAGTATTTTTATTTCCTGCTGCATATTCCCTGTTTCTCTGGCCTGTCGAATCAGAAGGTCAATTTCACCATTTATCTTCCGGAACTGCTTCTTGTACTTCTTCTGGTTGTCTCGTTTATACTTTTCTAAGGCCTTAAGCTGCTCAGCCTGCCACATAGACCATTCATAACCCTCTTTTGCTTCCTCGGCCCTGTGACGGTCCATGTTACGGATCATAGAGGCAATCAGTTCATTCTCAATAGCCTTGAAGGCAGCTGTAATATCGTATTCATCCATCCTTACACTTCGCTTTCAAATTCTCCATAATTCGAGCGCAGCGTTTTCGATTCTTACACCTAATACTGTGAGTCATTTTTGGTGATTCGTAACCAATGCGTGTACAATCAAAGGACTCAACTTCCACCTCAAAATCCGGACAATAATCACAAAAATCTTGCAGCAGTAATGTAAATCCTGGAATATCCATAGCAACTACCTCCCGTTTGCGTATACCTTATAGCCTGCCACCTTAAATTGGCGAATCAGTTTTTTCAGCTGGGTAATGCTCTTGCAATGATCCAGACGCATTTCTGCCTGTCCGTCCTTTTCAATAGCGTACACCCCAAAAGGAACCTGCTCACTTCCCAACGCCAAAAGGCTCTTGTACCTTTCCTGATTCACCACCCAGACCTTTTTTTCTATTGTCACCACCATCTATTTTGCCTCCTTCTGTATTCAACTGAAAAGAACCGGCGGACTGATTGATCCCCGGCTCTTCCAACTCTGCAATACCCTGTTCCGCTTTCAGCCGGGCTATCTCTTCCTGTTTCCAGGTTTCATCTTTACTGTCTCCGTAAAGCTCCTCCACCTGGGCCTCGACACTCATCATCGGCGCGCCAGGGCGGGCTTTTGCCAAGGTCTCTACCTGGCTCTCAAAAGATGGATTCGCATATTCTCCAAACGGGATGTCCACCTTTACCTCCTCAATCGGTTTCTTTAGGAGGATGTTATATGCATTGATGGTAGCGCTGACCAGCTCCGGGAGGGTTTCCTGCAAGGCCTCTATGATAGCGTCCCTGGTGTACAGGGTCGTCTTTTCCTTCTCCCTCTGAGCCTCTGCATTATCCAGCTTCTTTATGTCGATTCCCAAAGTGCTGGGGCTGATGACCCCCTGGAGGCAGAGATCTAAGGCTGTCACATAGCTGGCCAGGTAGCTTTCGTGCGGGATGGAAGGCTGCTGAATTTCGATCTGAGAATCCGCATTTTCTGAAAAGCCCATATTGATTTTGACATAGCTGTTGTCAAATGGATTCGGTTTCATCATTTCCCCGTTTTTCGGATCTTTTGGAATCAGATCTGCTGGAATGTATTTTGTTGCCCTGCCTTTTCTCAGAGCATCCATCCACTGGGACCATACCTCATCCAGGGCATCAAAGTTATCCAGTTTCCCGTCAAAGATGCTGCCACCTCTCCCTTCAAATTTTGCGGATTCATAAATCCTTAGAGGAACGGCCAGGATCACTGCTTTATCGAAAGTCGTATCCCGGATTCCTTTGGTTGCCGGGATCGCATCCAGAGGGATCTGGTTTTCTCCCCGATACAACACATTACGGACATAGCCATATCCGTAATGCTCATGCAGGACATACTGCTGGTAGCCATCTTTATATGGTGTCTTAAATACAACCTCCCGGACCCTGCCTCTCCTGCGGATCATCTCAACCCGCTCTCCTGGATACCATTCCAGGATCGGGTACTCGCTCTCCTGAGTGTCAATTGTTATCTTAAACGCTCCATCACCTATATAAAGCGCCTCTTTTAAGGCTTCTTTTAACTTTTTAGGGAAATCGTTATTCGTGGGCTTTGCCATATCCTCCCACAATTTGTGGTGCGCCTCACTTTCTGGAAAATCAAAATCTCCCATGTCTGCCAATACAATGGAAACCAGGATCTTTACGATCAAGCCCGGAAGTCCTGTATGGATCTTACGCATCTCCATGCCGGGGGTACACCTGCTCGCCCAGAACTTATACTTATCTGCGTATTCCGGGTTCTGCTGGTACATCTGCTCTAACTCATTGCCATCCCCGCGATACCATATCCGGTTGCGGATTGCGTTCAATTCAAAATCCATCACCTCATGGATCTGGATGCTGTAAGGATTGGCTGGCGTTACATTCAGCCAGCTTCGGATCCCATGCTTTATATTCTCGCTCAATTTATGCAATACACCCACTTTCTCACGCTCCTAACATATTCATGGTTTCGGCCACACCAGTCGTTGCATCCGGCGCGTCATCATGCCGGTTGTCACCTTCCCGTTGGTACCTGACCATCGCGTTATAGTATTCCGGCCACTTATCCCGCCAGTTGACTGGATAATGCACATGGTTCATGATCCAGGTTGCATTTGACAGGATCCTGGCCTTTTTATTCTTTGACTGGTGGAACCATTTGACCTCTGTATAGTTACTCTCAAACGCTTCTGACAGGATCCGTAACACATTTCTTGCAAATCCTGAACCGCCATTATTGCTTTCAATTCTGGCTCTGTTAACCTTGAACTGATAGAAGCGCCTGGCTGTTTCTGGTTCTGTTATCTCCATACCGGCTTTTGTGTAATATACATCCAGCACATACGCTTCCTTAAGACACGCACCCCATATGATCGTACACAGGAAATCGTCCCCTTCATCTGCCGTATCTGTATAGCTGTAGATTCCTTCCAGCAGGCTGTTCCCATTACTGTCTTCGGGCAGCTTCTCATAGGTTTTAAAGCTGGCATACAGCCGGCCTTTTAGGTCAATGGGCTCCTGCTGGTAGTTTGCCGATGCAATGTCAGCCCCCATGGCCCTTACCTTGGCTTCATACGATTTCCTGGACAAAACCTCTGAGCACAGCATGGTCCCATCGTCCTGAAGGGCCTTCATGGAAATGTGACGTACCTTTGCTCCTGATTCCTTGAAATGTTCCAGTGCCCGGCCTGCCAGGTCATCACTGGCCCACCGGGTCATGATAATGATAATCTTCCCGCCCTCCTCCAGACGTGACAGCATCGTGTCTGTGAACCAGCTCCAGTGCTTTTCCTTGGTCAGTTCATTGTTGGCCTCCTCGGCGTTCTTTATGAGGTCGTCAATGATCAGCAGGGATGCGCCGAAGCCGGTAGCTGTACCGGTTGGAGATGTGGCCAGGTAATTGTTGTACCCTCCTTCCAGACTCCACAGGTTCATGGCTCCGTCACCGCGCTTGATCCGGACGCCGGGGAAGATGTCTGAGAATACAATCCGGTTCTCATCCGCCTTTTCCTCCATGATGTCATTCCGGACATTTTTGGAAAACATCGTAGATAAAGTCTCGTTGTAGGAACCAGTCATAATCTTAGCAGTCTGATCATTCCCCAATACCCACTCCACCAGAAGTCCCGCTGTGCGGCTCTTTCCATGCCTGGGAGGCTCATTGACAATCATAACCTCATCGTCTGACTGGATAAAATCCTGAAAGGCATTGCAGAGGTCAAGCAGGTACTGTCGGTTCTCCTTGTAAAAGTCAGGAGCCTTTATATTGCAATAAAAAAAGAACTCACGGCGTGCAAGCTCTATCTTCGCCCCTCTGATCAGCAATGCCCTATCCACTGCGGATCAGCTTCTTCAATTCTTCGGTCGTAAGGCCAGCATAGGGATTGCTGGTATCAATCTGACCCGATACCTCCATCTTGTCCTTGAACATACCAAGATGACGCCCCAGGAGTTCCAGTGCTTTCTCCTTATCGTTCAGTTTCATCTCAACACCAAACTTCCCGTCTTTGATTCCTGCAATTGCTCTGATCTGGGTCTCTGTTAACTCCTTCGTGTCCCGGATCCGTACCATACCGTTTATAACTTCCGCATAATCCGTAGTTCTGGCAAAGGCAATGGCCGCCAGTTCTTCTATCACCCGATCTTGGGTGACTTCCGTCCTTTTCTGCCGATCCTGCATACGTTCGTCAATATAATCGGCAACCTTAACATTTCTTAACAATCGTACTGCAGCGGGTGCAGCCACATCATCCTTTTTAACTCTCGGATATGCGACCTTGTAAGCCCTGGTGGCATTAAGATCTATCAGGTACTCATCTGCAAATAATTTCTGCTTTGGTGTCAATGCCATCAGACTCACCTCCAATCAATATCTTGTATTTATCCACACTCGATCCACAATATGTTGACAAAAAAGAAAGACCCCCGCCAAAGCAGGAGCCTCTCCCAAGGAGAATAACGCATGAAAAAATGAAACTGAATCGTGGGAACCGGAATCGAACCAGTGACCTGCGGCTTGTAAGGCCGTCGCTCTTCCGCTGAGCTATCCCACAAAGGAAAAAGGGGGCGTCCAGCCCTGGGCCGGAACCAGAGCCAGACGATCCGGCCACCGGGCTATGACACCCGGCAACCGTCACGGAGAAGTTATTGTGGGGGAGGAAGCCTCCAGCCTCTCGCCTTTGGCTTCCGCATGATAGCATATTAGCACTTTTCATCGGGACATAGGGGGACATTTTCAAAAAATCTTTGAATTCTTTTCTTTACGTTCTCATCTGTGTATTTTATTCTCCGCTTCGGAAACATACGGTTCATACATTCTGCCACTTTAGCATTGCTCAGACCATCAATAATGCTGAAGCGCAACATGGATCTCATTTCTGATTTGGGTATGCTCTCTATGTACTCTTCTGCCTGACAGGTCAACTCCAGGAGCTCTGTCTCTTTCTTTTCCAGAAGCTCCTTATACCGCTCCCTGATGGCCATCTTCCGATAATGTTCTGGCACCGGGTAACCAGTCACCTTTATACTCCCGATTGTCCCGTCGCGACGTGTCCCCTTAACAGTATCAGATACCTAGTGCGGCTGCGAAAGGAACTTATCCAGTTTCTGTATCCTCCGCCGTATATCTTTTATCTCTTCTTTCATCTCGCAATACTGTATCAGTACCTCCTTGTCCAACGGTATCACCTCCTGTATCTCTCATCCGGGCATAATGACGTATACGCATAGGCCGGCATCCGGGCTGACCACTCATCCAACCTAGGCCCCCGGATCGCCTCTGCGTCACTGGCCGCTACTGCCCGCTCTCTCCGCAGCCGGTTCGCCTTCCTCTGGGCCTCCGTTTTTACAATCCCCATTATGTATCCCTTCTTTCTGGCCCCGCAGCAGGGCTATGGCGTATTCCAGGTATGGATTTTTCTTCTGCCACATTGTTTCCTCCTGGGCTATATGTCAGTTTAGTGTTTTAAACTTTCTTCATAATCCTCAATAACTTTGAAAAAATCACTTGCCTTTATTTCCTCAAATCCGTCGGGGTTTTCAAAATTACAGTCTGCTCTAAAGCTTGCATATAAAGCATCGCCTACCATAAACAGCCTACTGCTTGTCCGACCGAAAATTCTGAATTCAAATGCCAAATTAGGTTTGCTTGGTGATTCCAATCCGAACACCTGACATTTATTAACCCAGGCTTTTGCAGGCGGAGAATTTTTCTTGAATAATCCAGGGGTATCCTTCTTAAAATACTTTCCAAACTTATCCACATCACCTTCCGTTGGGCAAATGTACAAGCGCTGTGCCGATTGATAATACTCATGCGTTTCAAATCCCTGTTCTTTTGCAAATTCCACGAACGCAGTATTTACCTTTTCCGACATGACCTTGTAATCCATATACTCTTTATAGATTGGACTACCAGGCATAACTATGTAATACTTTTCCATTGTTTTCACTCCTCCTTTAAATCTCAATTTTCTGAAATAAACCCATCTGTAAAAAAGTCCATCTGTCCAGGTAAATCTACACCGTCCGGTATGTTCTCCCATTCAACCCCGATGTAATCCAGCACTCGGCCCCAACCAAACTTTTCGCCAGTCTTCGGATCTGTACAGCAGCGGTACATCCAGAACTCCCATTCCTTGGGGTTTCGCATCCTCAGCTGATCGAATCGATGTGGCCTTGTCTCCATATGGACTCCAAATCCGCACATACTGCATCCCGTTCTCTGGGCACCTGTGGTGTATAAGGTTCCATCCGGTTTTCTGGCGATCTCTCCATAAATCTCCGGTATTGGTGCATTCAAATCAAGAGCCAACTGTAACAGATCCCGGCGAAGAAAGGGCGCGAATGGTGCTGATCGAATCGTGGTTTTGCCAAAATAGTTGCATCCATGCTCAACCAATGCTTCTTCCCTCTGGCCACCTTCCGATGCCATCAGTCCCAAAAATGGCCGGCTGCTATGTTTCTTTGCCCACTTCTCACACGGTTGTTCTTTCATGTACAGGCAACACTTATTCGATACCAAAAATGGGGCTATCTGGTAGTTCACTCCCTCATTATCATTCTCATAACCTGCAAACAGCTCCAGCCACTTCTGCGGCATTTTCATTCGACTCTTCTTGGCATAATGTCCCTGAGCTCCACACTCGCCTGTAATAATTGCATGGCGGACCGTCTTATTCTTCTCTGTGGGATGCTGTAGCGTATCAATCCGGCCTGCAATCTTCTTGGAGATTACTGGAAAACCGTATTCCTGCAAAATCTGTACTTTGGGCTTCCCCGGCATGATAGATATTACGCCTAAATCCTTATGTACCTTTTGAATGCTCCTGTCTTCTAGAGCTGACACGGATATAGCTGGAACATCAATCCCAATCTTCCGGAGGAACATCAGGAGCACAATGCTGTCCAGCCCACCCACACTGACATGGGCATTCAGCCCCATTTCATCCAGCTTGTCTATGTACTCTCGGGCCCGCAGCTCTGCTCTTCTCACCTTTACCTCGTAAGGCAGGGCCTGCATGGCGGTCATCTGCGCTTTCTTTTTCTTCTTTTCGGTCTTCCACTCTTCTGTAGTTAATTCTTTCTTTTCCATTTTTCTGAAAGGAACCTGCTATAGCATTACCCCGGCCGGAGGTTCCAGCTCCTTTCTTAGATCTTGATTCTGTTCTATCCATGATATCAACACATATACTATCCTGAGGTGATATCATGGATTCTTGTGAACTTACAGTAACGATTTCTGCTCTGGCCTGCTGCATCGCGGATGGCAAGTCTCCAGAAGAGATCGCCCTGATCAGTTCCATCTTTATGCAGCTTGGTGACTCTCTGGCCACTATGGCTGCACATCAGGCCCTCTGTGCTCCCAAGGATACCAAGTAATTCCTTGGGAGAAACTCACTCCTCTGGCCGGTATGGCTCCGGCAGCGGCATCCAGGCATTAACATACAGATCCTCTGATAGACAGGTATCTCCCTCATCATTGTCACCCAGATAGAACGCTCCTCCACCATCATTATCAGCCTCATATCTTCCGATCAGTGGTAGAGAGAAATTGCTGAACGATAGTAGAATATAATTATCATCTTCCGGCAACCTCTCCTCCACCGGGATCCAGCGGTGCTCCGATGTTTTTCTGTTCGCGTTTAACGCCTTGATTTCTTCCGGCGCCA